ACACAGGCGACAGCATACATAGAGAAAGACAGGTGCGATTGTGTGAGAAGGAACGCTGTGGAAGGGGGCTACCCCCCAAAACGCTGGTGCGTCTACTCTACAATGGATTAATCCGTGTAGCGGTGGGTAATTTTACATATTAACTTATGTTAACAGGTAGAACATTTAGCGAATACGTGTTATTGTTGCTATTATGACTATATCTAGGTTTGATCCCCTTAATCTTGGCCAATATGAAGAAGCACCAGAATTATTACACTTTCAATGGATAGGTAAAAAATGCAAGAACAAGGTATACAGATATGCTTTAGTAGATATTATAGAACCTAACGATATAGATGCAGAATTAAAACAAACAAAAACAGAAAAAAATTTATCACAAAAAGAAATAAAGGATAAATATATAAATGGGTGATAAAGCATGGAAAAAAAGAGAAAGAAATGTTGCAAAATATTTCAATGGTGAACGTAATGCATTATCTGGTGGTAATAGTAAAATAACTAGGGCAGATGTAATACATCCTAGATTATTTGTTGAATGTAAGTTAAGAAAGATACATAGTGTAGTTAAATTATGGGAGGACACAAATGAATTGGCTAAAAAAGAAGGTAAGACGGCTGTGGTCGCACTTTGTCAAAGTAATAGAAAAGGTAGTTGGCTTGTAATACATAGTGATGATTTGGATAAAATTATAGATGAACGAAGTCTTGCAAAGAGCAGTAGAGATAGCTAAAGAATTAGAACGCCGTAAGGCAACTAATAGGATGTTAGATTATGAACCTTATGTATATCAAAAAAAGTTTCATAATAACAAATCATCACAACGATTGTTGATGGCTGGAAACCGTGTCGGCAAGTCATTTTGTGGGGCTATGGAAATGGCGTACCATGTGTCGGGAAAATACCCAACGTGGTGGGAAGGCAGAAGATTTACTAGACCAATACGTGCTTGGGCTGGGGGAGTTTCTAACGAAACGACTAGGGATGTCTGTCAAAAAGAACTTGTCGGCCAACCAGACGATCCGTCAGCAAAAGGTACAGGTACAATACCATTAAATTTAATACAGGATACTGTAAGAAAAGCAGGTGTACCTAATGCATTGAATAGTGTTGTAGTAAGACACGTTTCTGGTGGTAATTCTAGAATAGGATTTAAGGCATATGAGATGGGTAAAGAAAAATGGATGGGTGAAAGTATAGATGTTATATGGCTAGACGAAGAACCACCACCAAGTATTTACTCACAAGCATTGACTAGAACAGCAGACAAGGGTGGTATTGTATATATGACGTTTACACCAGAAAGCGGTATGACAGAAACAGTAGCACAATTTGTAAATAAATTAAAAGATGGACAAGCATTGTTTACAGCAACGTGGGATGATGCACCCCATATGACAAAAGAAGTTAGAGATCAAATACTACAAGCGTTACCACCACATGAAAGAAAAATGCGTGAAAAAGGTATACCACAATTAGGATCTGGTTTAGTGTTTCCTATAAACGAAGAAGATATAATTTGTGATCCTATAGATATACCAATACATTGGCCTAGAATATGTGGTTTAGATTTTGGTTGGGATCACCCAACAGCATCAGTATGGACAGCATGGGATAGAGATAGTGATATTGTTTATATTTATGATAGTTATTCGTTACGTCAAGAAACTGTACCAGTACACGCATCAGCAATAAAATCTAGAGGTAAATGGATACCTGTAATATGGCCTATGGATGGTAGACAAGCAGATAAAGGTTCTGGTAAAAATCTTACAGAACAATACAGACAAGAAGGTGTTAATATGACTAGAGAACATTTTAGTAATCCACCAAGTCAAGGCCAAAAAGAAGGTACAGGTGGTAACAGCGTAGAAGCTGGTGTTATGGAAATACTAACACGTATGCAGACAAAGAGATTGAAAATATTTAAAAATCAAGGTAAACTGTTGGAAGAACTACGTATGTATCATAGAAAAGATGGTAAGATTGTTCCAGCTAATGATGACGTAATATCTGCTATGAGATATTGTGTAATGTCATTAAGAAAAGCTAGAATAAAAAATACTGAACCTTTACAGATACGTTCTGATAGTGAGTTTAACATTTTTAAATAGGAAAGGTAAATATGGGCGGATTTGTAAGAGCAATAAGACGAGTTTTTAGTAGACCTGCACCTGTTGTTATTCAACAACCTGCACCTCAACCTGCACCAACTGCACCACAAACAGCACCAGCACAACCAAAAACTGCAAGTGCTATGGCGGCAAGTAATGCTGGGGCATATGGTGGTCAAACAATTATGACAGGTTCTACAGGTGTAGAGGAAGAAGCAAACGTGCAAAAAACTGTTTTAGGTGGCGGTACTCGTAAAAAGAAAAAGAAAGCATAGTAATGGTAGAAGTCGTTACAAACGACAAATGGCGTTTACCTATAGGTGATTACCTAAAAGAAAGATGTTATATATCTGCTGATATTGGTGATAAATTTTCTTATATTGGATTTATAGAAGATGAAAAAATTTTAGGTGGTTTTCTTTTTACAGACTATGATGGCCATAATGTATATGTTCATCTAGCATTAGAAACACCTAGATTATTTACTAGAAAACATATAAAATATGTTTTTGACTATGGTTTTAACCAGTTAAAATGTGGCCGTATGACGGCAGTTTGTAGAAACGGCTATGAACGTAATGAACGCATTTTATCGGGTACAGGATGGACAAAAGAAGGTATAGTAAGAAAAGTTATGAAAATAAAAAATGAATTTGTTGATGCGGCAGTTTACGGAATGCTAAAAGACGAATGTAAATGGATAAGGAAATAATATGGGCGGAAAATCACAACCACAAATGCCACCACCAGTAGAGCAATCAGTATACGATAGAACAGATCAAGCAGAAGCAGAAGCGGCAAAAGAAAAAGAAAAAATGCTTGGTACAAAAAAGAAAGGTATGTACGGTACAATTCTTACAAGTGGTGAAGGTGTTGAAGATGATGCAGAAGTTGGTCAAACACTTTTAGGCGGTGGTGTTAAAAAAAATAAAAAATAATGGCTAATTACGAATATATAAAAAAAAGATTAGATAGACTTGGCCAAGAAAGAGGTACGTGGGAAGTCAACTGGCAAGAAATATTAGATTATGTCATGCCAAGAAAAGCAGACGTAGTTACATTAAGAACACGTGGTGAAAAGAGAACAGAAGTTTTATTTGATAGTACAGCTATTACAGCAAACAATTTATTAGCGGCAAGTTTACAAGGTACACTTACTTCGCCGTCATTACCTTGGTTTAATATAAAATTAAGAGATGAAGAATTAAACGAAGATCGTGATGTACAATTATGGTTAGAAGATACAGCACGTAGAATGTATGATACTTTTAACGAAACTAATTTTAATACAGAAGTACATGAAATGTATCTTGACCTATGTTCTATAGGTACAGCCGCATTATTTGTAGAAGAAGGTAGTAAAGGTTTTGATACAGATGGTATACATTTTAATTGTTTACATATTGCAGAATATTATATTCAAGAAAGTATAGATGGTAAAGTTGATACACTTTACAGAAAATATAAATTAACAGCAAGACAAGCAGTACAAGAATTTGGTTTTGATAATGTTGGTGAAAAAATACAAACAGCATCTAAAGAAAGACCAGATCATAAATTTAATTTTATACACGCAGTAGAACCAACAGCAGATTATGAAAGATCTACAGGTAAGTCTGCAACTAAATTAAAATTTCATTCGTGTCATGTATGCGAAGAAGATAAAATGGTTGTTAGAACAGGTGGTTACAATGAGTTTCCATATTTAGTACCACGTTGGTCAAAAGCAACAGGTGAAATATTTGGTAGATCACCAAGTTTTAATGCATTACCAGATATTAAAACATTAAACAAAGCTGTAGAGATAGGATTAAAAGCATGGGCAAAAGCTATTGATCCACCGTTACTTGTACAAGATGATGGTGTTATAGGTAGAGTTAGAATGACACCTGCTGGTATTACAGTTATTAGAAATGATGGTGCTGTAAAACCTTTACAAATAGGAACAAACTGGCAGATTACAGATTTAAAAGAAAATCAATTACGTACTGCAATAAGACAAGCGTATTATTCAGATCAATTACAATTACAAGAAGGCCCACAAATGACGGCAACAGAAGTACAAGTTAGATACGAATTAATGCAAAGACTTCTTGGCCCAACATTAGGTAGATTTCAAAGTGAGTTTTTAAATCCGTTAATAGAACGTGTGTTTGGTATTATGTATCGTGCAGGTGCATTAATGAAAGAACCAGATATTATACAAGGTACAAAAATAGATGTAGAATATTTAGGGCCTTTAGCACGTTCACAAAGAATGGAAGAAAGTGTAGCTATAGAAAGATTGTATAGTTTAGCTATGAATATTGCACAAATAGATCCTGCTATTATGGATAATATTGACCATGACGAAGCTGTAAGATTACGTGGTAAATTATTAGGTGTACCTAAAACAGTATTACGTGGTAAAGATGATGTAGACAATATGAGAACAATGAGAGCAGAACAAGCACAAATGGCTCAAATGGCACAAGAACAACAAGCATTAGGTAAAGCACAAAAAGATCAAGCACAAGCGGCAAAAATACTTGCAGATCCAAATGTATCTGGTGGATTAGAAGATACAGTAAATGAAATGGGTATGGAAAATATAGCTACTGAATATGGACAAGGATCTTAAAAAAATAAAAACAGATTATAGAATTACTTTTGATACACCAG